TCCAATTATATTTATCTCACAGTCAGCATAACGGGACGCTATTTCAACACGAAGCACCTCACTAAACCTTACAATACCCATATCAAAAGCAACAACTTCTTGCAGTATGAGCCATCTACCTCGAACCTTTTGCCCAAACACAGCAGCTGGTGTAAGTCCAAAGTCAACACCTACAAAGACAGGCATGCCAGAGGCAGTGGGTATTTCCTCTTTTGCAATATGTACATCTGGCGCAAACATAGAATAGACAGGCTTGCCATCTTGTATTGCGCCTAGCTTGTTCATTACATAAACATCTATCCAACTTTTTGTTTTACCCTGAACAATGTTTGGATAGTAATCAGTACGCATGTTGTTTTTGTTCTCAGCTACATCATTAGGCAAATACTCAAGCACATTGCCATCCTGATCTTTGCTTTCAACCATGCCAGAAGGTTGTGTAAAGAATAGCCAGTTGTCTGGCCTTACTAACATCTTAGCTTCTTCTTTTGGAATATGATCTGGTATCGGCACTTCGCCTGACATAATAGGCCACCAATGATCTTCCTCTGGTGCATTGGTATCTGCAATCACGCCTGTCCATGTACAACCGCCATCTTTCATAGAAGGAAAGCGACCAACGCGCATAGTGCATGCATCGATAATAGACTTGGGTATCTCCCTAGCCTCATTGATCCAGATGCCAGTTAACTCAAGGGAGAGAAGTTTCTTCACATCTTCTGGACGGTCGAGGGCTAGGAAGATTACTTCGAGTTCCAGATCACCTTGTTTAATCCAGTGTGTATATGGAACTGACCATAAGAACTTTCCCCATTCAGCTTCGGGGAACCAGTCAAGCCATGTCTTGATGGTGGTTGTTCTTAGCTGTGGATTAGTATTACGGATAATAGCCCAGCGGCTGCGCCGCTTGCCATCTTGTCCTTTTTGTTGTTGTAAGGCTCTGCGGAATATCTCAACGCAACAGCCAACAGATTTGCCAGAACCTACTGGCCCACGTAGGCCACGAAAGAAACTATCATCTTTCATAAATGATTTAAGAACATCACCGTCTGGTTTGTACTTAAACTTGGTCAACCTTTTGATCCCTGCCAAACTTTATCATGCGTTCAATAGTTTCCGGCCCTATAGAAGCTATTAGTTTGTCTGCTTCATAGTCGGTGCAAAACTCTTTAGGATGGTGAACAAGGTGGACTTTCTTCACCACTCTACGCAAAACTTCACGTTCTTCTATCTTCAATGTATGAAGAAAACTCATCTGTACCTCTTGGCTATACGCCTTGCAGCTTTGGGCTGCTTTGAAAACTGTTTGCCTTTGGCAGTATCTTCACGTTTCTTTTTGCTACTAGCAGCATACTGTGCGCTACTCATAGCCTTGATGGCAGCTGAAGGCAGGTATCTTTCGCCTGTAGCCTTTGAGCCTTGCGTTGATGGCTTGCCAGATTTGGTACGCCACTTCTGACCTGTCCATCTCATCAAGGATGTTTGCGATGGCGCACGTGCCATTACGATGTATATCCCCCACCTTTGGCTTTATAGGCTTTAGCAAGCATCTGCGCTTTACGCGCAGACCATTGCCCCGGACTGCCGCCTTTGCCACCAGCCTTTATACGCTGGAACAAACGCTTACGCATGCCGGGCTTTGTATAGTTACCAGCTGCATTGACTGCCATGGTTAGGCCTTACCTGCTTTCGACTTCATAATCTTTTTCTTCAATGCTTCTGGCAAAGTTTTTTGCTTTGCACTCAGCATTGACTTCTTTGGTGGACGACCTTTCTTTGAACCGTAAGTCCCTTTTCCCATAGGCATAGCGATCTCCTTACATTGGGTCTATCAAACTTCTTGTTTTACTTTTGCTGCCTGTGCCAGACATTATCATGCCTGTAGGCTGCACCTTTTTCTTTTTCTTTTTTTGAAGATTAGCTTGTGTTTTTGTTGCAACTTTTTCTTTTGCTGTAACTTTTGATGTTGGTGTTCCAGCACGTAGTGCATCAACCATAACACGTTTGAATGTTTTTCTACCTTCAGGTGTTTGTAAAATCTTGCCAAACATTATGCTTTACCTTTCTTAGCCTTGTTTCTTCTGCTGATGGCTCTGGCTTTTGCTTTTGCATCAGCTTTTGAAGAAGCACCCCACGCCCTTAAAGAAAGCAACAAACGTGTTGGTCTGCCTTTGCTATCTCGCTCCGGCCCCTTCATATTACCCATTCTTGCTAGGAAACTAGCTCGTCTTGGATTGTCGCCTGACTTTACTGGTGCTTTGAGTGTTCCGCCTGTTTGCGCTTTGTAAGATGCGCGACCTCTGGCGTTGAGACCACCGCTGGGGTTCTGTCCGGCTTTCCTTGTCCATGCTGGTGACTTTGCCATTACGCACTCTCTGCATCAACGCTCATAGATAACTGCTTATCTTGCATTGCTCTGCGTGACATAGGTACTTCCATTTGTTTTGCTGGTTTTGGCTTAGGAAGAACAACTTCTCTCTCAGCTGCCTGTGCTTCTGAAACAAACATATTTGTAAATGTTTTCCATAAATAAGCGCGTTTGTTTGTCATCGGCCCTTCAAGCATAAAGGTAGGTGCATCAGGTTCAATGTCATCATCATAGTCTATGTCTACAGTTTGTGGCTCTGAAGGGATTGCAATATTAACAGCAAGGTTAGTGTCCATTGCATCATGCATAATTCTTTCGCCGATGAAACGTGCGCCAAAATATTGCGCTTTACGAGGTTGCTTACGGATAGCATCGAAGTAATCCATAAATGTTTTAAGGTCTGAATACTCTTTCCATTCACCAACTTCAGGGAAGTCGTATCTATCCTTAATAACTATTTGACCATTTTCTTTGTACACATCAAATGTACCAAGACTGGTCTTTACCTGCTCTTCAAAAGACTGCACATCAAACCCCGGCCTACGCATTAAATTACCAAGGTTATATTTTTTATTGATGTCATCATAACCAAATGAACCAACAAAGCCTTCTTCCTTGTTAATAAAGTCAGGTACAAGATCATTGACCATGCCGCGCATTAGTTCAATAGCTTCACCAGATATATTATTTTCTGAGATAACTCTATCACTGCCATTAATAAACTCTGGAAGCATAGAGTTTATAACACCTCGAATATAAAACTGATGGTGCAGTTTCATATCTTTGAGCATAGCTTCAAGTGAAATAGGATTAGCCATGTTGAACTCTAAGCATATCTATAAAAAAAATTCAACGCACAATATCAAATAAACAACTGTAACCATATCCATTGTCCATATGCAAATGATCGTGATGCAATGAATCATGCATTGGAGTTAATACAGTATTAAAAAATTTACAGCCAGCTTTATATGCAGATTGCCAATCCTTTGATATTGGCACACCATCAATAGCCGTAACATCTATAGCTTTGCCAAAACTGTGCTGGCTTGGAAACATACTACTGCGTTGCTTGCGGCAAACATACCCACCAACATTATCAACCCTTTTTGCAGAAATATATTTTGCCCACATCCCAACATCTTTTGCTGTTGAACAAGACAATAAAACAGAAGGATAAAAGGTTGTTGTGTCAGTAGCGTATAAACGCACAGCTTCATCGATAGAACAAAGGCCAGAAGGAGATTGCACTTCCTTTACACGCCAACCCATAGACTGCAAATCATCAAGGCAGCTGGCAGATACAACAAACGGAAACAAAAGTAACAATATAAATATTCGCATGATGCATATATGCTACAGAGTTCTGATGGGAATTGCAAGAGAGAAGGACGGGGTCGAGGGGTGGACGTTGCAGTTTTTGGGGCCACACCGCTATGTCAAGTCGATGCTCACCGTAATGTCGCCAGCGTGCATGTGCATGTGACGCTCGGGTGCCTTGAACCCAGCACGGTCTAGTATATCCTTGCTCGCTTCCAGCTGTACGTACTCACTCTTGGCACCCTGAGCAAGCTGCACTAGCCGTGCAGCGGCAGTCGTAGCGTTGATACCTAAACTCTCAGCCACTCGTTGCATCATATACGCTTGCACATGCTGCAACCGCAAAGCCTTACTGGCTGTCACTCTCCCACTCTCACCGCTTGCATATCCAGCTTCATGCGCGGCTTCTTTGATGCTACATCCTGTTGCTACGAGAGTATCAACCAGCCGCGCTTGTTTGCTGGTCACTGCAAGCTGTTTATTAGCCATCTACACATCCTCACTAATCATTGAACCCCCCCTAGATCCCCCCCTTGTACACTCCTTCGCCACGGCTTGTCAACGCACAAGCGAGAGCAAGCACTCACAAGCACTCACAGGAACGCCTCCTTGTGGTCACACCTCATCTCTGCCCTTTGCTCTCTGGTTGTGCGTCTTGTCACAGCAACCGTTCCTTCGTTTCTACAGCTTGGGCCTCCCCCCTGCGGATAGTCTGCATGCTGCACCCCAGCGTGCAGACGCTGCGCTGTCAAACCGTCCTCCGCACCACTTCTGGCTTTGCCAGAACCGTGAGGAGGTTTGATCTGCCCTCTGGGGCACAGCCCTTGCCTATCTACCGCAGGGGTTATTCCCTGCACTGTAGCTCCAAAGGAGGTTCCTATGAGCAAGATTACTAACCATTTCGCTTCAGGCTTCGATTCAGTGTTCCCACAAGGAGATCGCTCTTCAATATATCTCACAAAGAACATAACTCGTAAGGCTGTTGAGCAAGCAAAGTGGCTCATCCACTCAAAAGAGAAAGACATCGCAGATCTCGAAGAAGATGGTGTCACTATCGCTGGTGCTGACGAGACAGGCACTGATGATACACTTCTCATCTGCCGCAAGTATGGTGCGGTGCGTGGCGCATTGCACTTCGATGACATCGCACTTGACCGTATCGCCGAGCGTATGGACAATCTTACCAATGAGATTACATACCTCAACAGCTTCATCGAACAGATGAAGGCAGCCTTCGAGCAATGCACTGGTGATACATTCACAGAGGCTAACAAGCCGCAGAGTCCAGTATCTTCTAAGAGATCAGCTGAACTCCGCAAAAGATTCAAGGCTGCATAGCAGCCTTGGCCTAGCCCTTCGGGGCTAGGCTACATAACCTTTCGACGTTTCTCCCACTCGGCTCGCAGATATTCTCCCTTCTGCGAGCCTCTTTTTGTGTTTGAATTGTGCACCCCTTCAATAGAGTAATCGTAACAACAGTGAAGATGCGCTGGACGAAAGCAAATCATTTTTTATGGAGGCAAACATGGATTTATTTTGGATCGTATTTATTCTATCAACCATTCT